AAGCGGCAAAGCCAGGTGACAATGGTGTGAATAACAAGTCAATCACATCATAATTTAATTCTATTTGGAGAAACCAATGACCGTTCTTATTGAAAGATTTTCACACAGTCAAGCAGGTGTTAAAACTCGTATTGTCGAAGGTGAAGACGGTGGAAAGAACATGTTTATGGAAGGCATTTTCGTCCAAGGTGGCGTAAAGAATGCTAACCAACGTGTTTACCCGGTTTCAGAAATCTCAAGAGCAGTGGAAAGCGTTCAGAAAAAAATCTCTGAAGGTTACCCTGTTCTAGGTGAATGCGATCATCCACCGGAATTAACAGTTAACGTTGACCGTGTGTCACATATTATTGAAAGTATGTGGATGGACGGACCGAACGGCTATGGTAAACTTAAAATTGTTCCTACACCAATGGGCAACATCATCAGAACATTAATCGAATCAGGCGCTACTTTAGGTGTTTCTTCTCGTGGTTCAGGTGAAGTTGGTAACAACGGTGAAGTGAGTAACTTTGAGATTGTAACTGTAGATATCGTAGCTCAGCCAAGTGCTCCAGAAGCATATCCAAAGGCTATCTACGAAGGATTAATGAACATGAAAGGCGGCTATCAAACTTGGCAGCTTGCACAGAGTGTTCAAAATGACAAGGCAGCGCAGAAGTACTTGTCAGAAGAAATAGTAAAGTTCATTCGTGAACTTAAACTGTAAAACAGGAGAAGCAACAATGGCAACAGAAATCCTTGCTAACCTTCTAGAGTCCGGCGCACTAAGCGAAGAAGCTGGTGCGGCTATTAAAGAGGCTATGGAAGCAAAACTAAATGAAGCAAGAGAGGAAATTACAGCCGAGTTGCGTGAAGAATTCGCACAAAAGTTTGAACATGACAAAGGTGTTATCGTTGAAGCAATGGATAATATGCTAACTACAGCAATCCAAGCTGAGATGACTGAGTTTAAGTCAGACCGTGAATCTCTAATCGCAGAACGAGTTGCGTATAAGAAAGCAATTTCTGAACACGCTAAGATCCTTGAAAAATTCATTACTTCTCAACTTGCAGCAGAAGTTAAGGAACTACAAGCTGACCGTGCAAAAGTAGCTGAAAATCTAGAAACGACAAAATCGTTTGTAGTGAAGCAACTATCACGTGAACTTGCAGAATTCCATAACGACAAGCGTGAATTAGTAGAAACTAAAGTACGCATGGTAGCAGAAGGCAAACAACTTCTTAACAAAACAAAAGAATCGTTTGTCAAGCGTTCAGCAGAGTTAGTAGAGAACACAATCTCTAACGCTCTACGTTCAGAAATCGCAATGCTTAAAGAGGACATCACAGCGGCTAAAGAAAACGAATTTGGTCGTAAACTGTTTGAAGCATTCGCAGGCGAATTCATGTCATCACAATTAAATGAAGGCACTGAAGTAGCTAAAGTGAATAAAAAGCTAAACGAAACTGCTAACAAAGTTGCAGAATTAGAAGCAGTGATTACTGCTAAAGAAGCAGATATTGCTACAGCGCAAAAAGCCAAGCGCGTAATGGAAGATCGTATGAATCGCAAAGCGAAACTAGACGAACTACTGTCACCACTTGCTGGTCAAAAGCGTGAAGTAATGTCAGACTTACTTGAATCAGTAAAAACAACTAATTTAAAAACAGCTTTCAAGAAATATCTACCAGCTGTTTTAAATGAATCAGTTTCAGCGCAAGCGGAAACAAAAACATTAACAGAAAGCAAAGTTACAGAACACACTGGAAACCGCGTTGTAAAAGAAACAACACAGTCAACAGGTGACGATGCTGATATAGTCGTGCTAAGAAAACTAGCCGGTCTAAAGTAATTAACCAGAACACAGGAGAATCAAACAGATGGAAAATCTTTTTGAAGGTAACAACTGGGACAACACACGTGATGCGCTACTAGAAGGTCTAGAAGGCACAAAACGTGACGTAATGTCATCAGTACTAAACAACACAAAAGTAGCTCTTGCAGAATCAGCAACAGCAGGCGCAACACAAGCAGGTAACATTGCGACACTAAACAAAGTGATCCTACCAGTTATCCGTCGTGTAATGCCAACAGTTATTGCAAACGAAATCATCGGCGTACAGCCAATGACTGGTCCAGTGGGTCAGATTCACACACTACGTGTACGTTATGCAGACAACGCAGCAGGCGTAACAGCAGGCCAAGAAGCTCTATCACCATTCGATATTGCTAAATCATACTCAGGCGCAAACGGTACAGCACCAGCAGCGACAGCAGCTATGGAAGGTACAGCAGGTAACAGAATGTCAATCCAAGTGATGAAACAAACTGTTGAAGCGAAAACACGTAAGCTATCAGCACGTTGGACATTCGAAGCGGCACAAGACGCTAACGCAATGCACGGCCTAGACGTTGAAGCAGAGATCATGGCAGCACTTGCTATGGAAATCACAGCAGAAATCGACCAAGAAGTTCTAGGTTCACTAGAAAATCTAGCGACAACTGGTGCGACTTTCGACATGACAAACACACAGTTCACTGGTACACCAACATTCGTAGGTGATCGTCATGCAGTTCTAGCAACTCTAATCAACCAACAAGCTAACCTAGTAGCACAGCGCACACGTCGCGGTGCAGCAAACTGGGCAGTTGTTTCACCAGCAGCACTAACAGTGCTACAGTCAGCAACTACATCAGCTTTCGCACGTACAACAGAAGGTACATTCGAAGCGCCAACAAACACAAAGTTCGTAGGCACACTAAACGGCACAATGCGCGTATATGTAAACACATATGCAAATGACGCGGCACCAGTTCTACTAGGCTATAAAGGCTCAGGCGAAATCGATGCAGCAGCATTCTATTGCCCATACGTACCGCTAATGTCATCAGGCGTTGTTGTGGATCCACAGTCATTCGAACCAGTAGTGTCATTCATGACTCGTTACGGTTACGTTGAGCTAACAAACACAGCATCATCACTAGGTAACGCAGCAGATTACGTTTCAAAAATCGAAGTTGCAAACCTAGCATTCGTATAAGTTTTACTTAAACGATTAATAATATTAACCCGGGAGGAAACTCCCGGGTTTTTTATTGCCTTCTACTTTAATTTATAAATGTGATAAATAGACTTGTATAATTAAGTTTGGAAGAACATATCATGGCAGAACAATTAAAATTTGGTGACCGACTATTTCTTAAAGGTGAAAAAGTCATTCTAGATAATGGAATTGACAGTGACGCATTTATTCATTCTAGGAATGGTAAGTTAGTTATTGGTTATAATGAAGCAGATCCTCAAGAGATAGATCACGAAGTTGTGATTAGAGGCAACCTAACAGTAGACGGTACTATGACTAGCCTCAAGACGGTTGAAACTATTATTAAAGACAATATGATTGTTCTCAATGACGGCGAACCCGGACCAGGTGTAACAGCAGGCGAGGCTGGTCTAGAAATTGATAGAGGCGACGGAGAAGATTCTGCAATATTTCAATGGAATGAAACTACCGATGAATTTGAATTAAAATTAGGAAATAATTATGCAAATTTTAATCTGAATGATTTAATAGTTAATGGCCAACTTACTGTCACAAGTGAACTTCAACATCAGATTGGCGATTTTACATTTAATCAGAATGTAATGTCAGTTGTATCAGACCAAATGGAAATTCGTTCACCGGGCAGCATTTCCTTCTATCCAGACGAAGATGATAGTAACCCTGTACCACAAGGCGGGGAAAAGATTGTCTGGTTGCGTGATGGTGCAAAACTTGTTTTTGAAGGTACTATTCCAGATGATTACGAAGTTAAACTACAAGCAACAGATATTACAGCCGACAGAGACATCATTCTTCCAGATGAAAGCGGTACACTTGCTTTACAAGAATGGACAACAAGACAACTAGGTGCTCTTACTACAGATGATATAGAAGAAGGCACTAATAATCTTTATTATACAGAAGCCAGAGTAGATGCTAATTTTGCAACAAACCTAACAGCATCAGATACAGATGATCTATCAGAAGGCACAACAAATCTGTATTATACAACTGCACGTGTAGAATCAGCGTTTGATACACGCCTTGCAACAAAGACCACCGATGATTTAGCAGAAGGTTTGACTAATCTATATTATTCAGACGAGCTTGTTGATGATAGAATTAGTAATTTAGTTAATGCATCGTATGGTCTTGCAACGTTATATACTGATCCTGCTAATACATTTGAAATTAGATTTGATGGAAAAAACATCGGTAATACAGTAGATGAAACGTCAAAGCCAAATAGTGCAAAAATATTTGATGACACAAATCAAAATTTTGAAGTACGGTTCAGAACACTTGTAACGGGACCAAACTTAGGTATCACAGTTACAGAAGATTCTAATGAAATTGTAATCGACACAGCAGTTAAAGTTAATAACCTAGAAAATTATACTGTAACAGGTTTAGGCACGGAGAACATTTATACCTTACCATTTAATGTTTCACTGGATTGGCATGTAGAAGTGTTTATTGATGGGGTATACCAGATACCAAGTGTTGCATATTCAATTACAGGAACGACATTAACATTGGCAGCACCATTATCGCAAGACTCGATAATGTATGTTATTAAATTAGCATCTAATAATGAGACAACATCAATTACTAATGCAAATACACTAAATGCATTCGCTGGATCTCATTACTTAGACTATACTAACTTTACTAACACTCCGACTATCCCAGCAGTACCAACGAATGTAAGTGAATTTACAAACGATAGTGGATACATCACTAATGCAGACATTCCAACAGTACCAACGAATGTAAGTGAATTTACAAACGATAGTGGATACATCACTAATGCAGACATTCCAACAAATCATATGGTAAATGATGCTAATAATACAGTAGCAGGTAGTATTAGTCCTACTGTAGACGCAACATATGACTTGGGAACATCAACTGAACAGTGGAATGTTATTTATGGGAATACAGTAGAAGCAACTTATGCTGACCTTGCAGAAAGATATGCAGCAGATGCTCCTTATGAACCAGGCACAGTTCTAGTATTTGGCGGCGAAGCAGAAGTCACAACCACAACAATGCTTTCAGATACAAAAGTCGTAGGTATTGTTTCTACAGACCCGGCACTTAAAATGAATTCAGCAGCAGGTAACTCACAGACGCATCCTTACATTGCACTTAAAGGCAGAGTTCCATGTAAAGTAATTGGCAAGATTGAAAAGGGGGACTTATTAGTAACATCATCGACACCAGGTTATGCTAAATCATCTCTTGGCGTACCAATGATCGGCACTGTAATAGGCAAAGCGATTGAAGCAAAGTCGGGAACCGGTGAGGGAATAATTGAAGTATTTGTAAGTATAATGTAATAACGGCAAACATAAACTGTAAGAACATACGATAAAGGATAAGAATAGATGAGTGGGA